GTCGATGCCGATATATTCGATCGGCGCGATGCGGTTGCTCAGCATCATGCGAGCCAGAGGAGCATCGATCCCGCAGCCGATGTCGAGGACCCGGGTCTGCTTGTAGATGTGCTGCTTGAGCAGGAACTTGATCACGTGCGACCAGCGCACGCAGTGCGATATGTAATCGCGATGGATGAGGACTCGCTCCTCGGCTGTGTCAATACTCAAGTGAGTATTGTCGATGGACTTACCACGGACGTTGGCCATTCTGATCTCCTGACTGGAAAAGAAAAAGCCCGTCCCCGCCTGGCATCAACCAGGAAAGGACGGGCTCAGGGCCGGCTAGGGACGAGGGGGCGCCCACGCCGGAACCGAATTACTTCGCCGGCTTGGCGGGCGCCGCGGCGGGCGACTGCTCCTTGGCCGGCTTCTCGGTCTTGGGCTTCTCGGCCTTCGGGGCCTTGATGACCTCGATCAGGCCGGTCTCGGCGAACTTCGGCACATAGTAGGCGAAGATGCGGTCGGGAGCCTGGCGCGTCACGAGGGCGCCGGACGCGACGACGGCGTCGACCATGGTCTTGCGGTCGACTTCCTTGCCGACGCCCTGCGCGAGCAGATAGTCGTAGAAGGCCTTCTGCTGCGGGGCGATCTTCTCGTCTTCGTTGAGCTTGCGCTTGAGGACAACCTTGTCGGACATTGTATTCTCCTGTGCTTTCTCTGGATTGCCGCACTCGGCGGTCAATTTCTATTTACGAATATAGTGTATCACCTTTTAATTCGCAAGTAAATAGGTCAAATGCAACTAGCCTTGTCTCTAAAACGGTATCTCACCGTCCGGAGTGTGCTTCGTCTTGACGTTCCAGTCTGGGTCCTCATTGACGTCCATCGAGAACCAGTCATGCTTCGTGCGGGTAATCTTGTCGAAGTAGTCTCGGGCTTCTTGGAGACTCGGCAAGGTTGTCGCGGACTGTCTGTCGGGCCCGATCAACTTGCGCACGAACTTATCGGACGGAGAAATCTCTCTGATCTTCTTGAAGAAGGCGTTCAGGTGCGGCATCCTACGGTAGCCGAGCTTGTTCAAGTAGGCTATGCAGTCCTCGTGAAGCTCCTGGGTCTTCACGGTATCAAGCCAAGCCGTCTTCGACATAAGCAGTGTATTGCCCTGCTGCAGGCAGGTATACCAATACGTCTCTATGGGGCCCATGGAGGTCTCTTTCTGCTGAGCCAAAGCACTGGTCTCAGGCAGCTTGCGGATGTCGGTCGACTTCAGGTCGAAGTTCATCAGGTCGTAGAGCAACCCGCCGTATCCGCCGTTCTGCAATTGCTGCAGCATCTCGATGAAGTATTCCTGGTCCTGCTGGTTCCCGTTCCCTACGTCGACGATGCCGAACCGGCGTTCCTCGAAGGCGGCCGGTATGACCCAATCTTCGTTGCTCGTAATAAGGAGCCGCAGGTAATTATTGACCTGAAGACTGTCTCGCCCCTTCTGCTCAATTCGCTGAGTGTCAGAGGTGACGAGGCTTTTGAGCTTACCCACGTGCCTGGGATCGCCTCCCCAGAAGCCTTCATCAGAGTGTAGGAGTATCGTGGATGCCATATGCGAATTGAAGTTTCCAAAGAGATACCTCTCTTGGTCGATCAGCGTATAGTGACGCCTGATGAGTCGACCGAATATCTTGCCGACGATAGTCTTGCCAGTCCCTTGCTCACCACGCAACGACAGGCTGGTGCCGGACTTTACGCCTGGGTTCTGGATGATGTCGGCGAACCAGCCGAACACCCACTTGAACAGCTCCTCGTCTTCGCTACAGACGTTCTTAAGGAGATGCTCGTGGAAGATCGACCAGTCGCCGGCACCATCGGGCTCGAACGAGAAGCCTTGCCAGAGATTGTAGTGCTCCGGCCTGACGACTCCCGGCTCGAAGATCAGACCACGATAGGTCCGCCTGTCGGGATGTCCCAGCCAATGGTCGCCCAACTTGACCTGGTTCTTCCCAACTGTCGTGGTCTGATTTGCGAAGTATTGCTTGAACGTCTCGACTGACCAGTATTCGACTTCGATGCTGCCGTCACTGGTGTTCTTCTTCTCATACAAGACCGCGGACTTACCGCCCGTCACAATAAATGCGTATTCGCGGTTGATCCTCGCGATGTCGGCGTCAGACACCGGAATATACGGCTCAGCCTTGGAGATGAGAACATGGAAGTCGATGTCGAACTCTGGAGGGATTTCGTCCGCAACATCCCAGCCTTCAGGCAGACCCGGCGGGACCGGAACCATGTAAGGTTGGTCGCCCTGTTCGATGAGCATCTCGGCGAGCTCATTCATCGCCTTCCAGCCGGGCTCATCGTTGTCCGGCCAGAGGATTACCTTGCGACCCTTGAGCAGCTTCACATCTGAGTACTTGACGGCAGCTGCGCCGCCCGGCCAGCTAGTGCAGATATATCGACCTTCGAACAGTTTCTTGCCAGCGTCAGCAGCCTTCTCACCTTCGAAGACGATGACGGGCAGTTCCTTGTTCTTGAAGTCTGGTAGGTTGTAGAACGGACGCGGCTTGTCGAAGGACTTCCACGACCACTTCTTGCCACCCTGATCTGAGTAGCAATACGACATTGGTATGAGTGTCTTGTCGATCCCGCCGGACGCATTCTTCTTCTCGAAGCGATGGATCAACCCGATCACGGACCCATCTTGCTCGTAGTAGACCCACGTTCGGACAGGTGTGCCGTGCTTGAAGTGTGTCACGCCCGTTGGCAAAGCGACATTCTTCGGGACCGGTCGGATCGGCTTCCACGACTCGGTCGACTCTTTCTTGGGCCAGAGGTCCTGCTCCTGCAGAGCCTTCATGACCTCCTGCTGCGTGCAGCCCGCATGACACTTGAATAGTATCTTGCCATGAGGCGACCTGATCGACAGACTCGCCTTGCCATCGTCGTGAGCTGGACAGCGGGTTATCCACCCGTCCGCCACCTTCGACTCTTTGCCGTTGCCCAGCGCTTTTGCGATGTCTTCCGGGCTTCGGTTCATTTCTGAACCTCAATAAGCTGCTTCATTCTTCCCTCGTCTTGGGCGCGCGCCCACGTATTACGTAACCGTCCCTGATGAATTCCGGACGGTAGTATTGGAAGATGACCCACGGTTCCTGCTTCGTCTTCAGTGATCGATTGACCACCAAGCCGTAGATGATCCGCTTGATCTCGTCCTCATTCAAGAACTGCTTACCGTGCTCGACTAACGCGCGGAAGACGATCCTCGCCTGATTGTTGTATTGTTCCTTGAACGCTTCTTCGTCGTTCATTAGCTCAGTCATCTTGCTGAGCTTCAGTTCGTACTTCTCCTTGGTCTGGGCCTTCGTGCCCGACATCTGGGGCGTCGTCAGCCTGTCACCTACGTCCTGGAGAAACTCCCAGAACAGCTTGCAAAATTCCTCCGTTCCCACGTCAGGTGGTTCAGGAGAGTAATCCTCAAGTTTCCCGATCGCCGACTTGGGCATCGCCCACTGGCGGGACTTGTGGAGCTCTTTCCACATCTTTTCGAGAGCATGGTGATCGTGTCTTGCCCTAAAGTCGGCTGGCGACTTGTAACCGTGCTTGACGAATGTCACGCCATTCACGTAGTTCTTGGCGAAGTCCAACGTCGGACAAAGCCTCGTCGCCCCGGTGGTCGGGTAAAAGATTACGATCCATTCTCTAGTAGGAAGTTCGGACATTGGACGGTTCTTTCATGGACAACTTTACGATATTCCAGGGTTTATTATATCACCAAGTTTACGACAAGTAAATCGCTGAAATATCGCCGCCGTCATCTGGCCCGCTCATTGTCCTTGAGCTCACGCAGGGTGCAGGTGCAAGCCTCGAACTCGGGACAGTTCTCGTCGATCGCCATGTAGTCCCAGTCCGGGCAGAAGTGCTTTAGAGCTCCCTTGAGTTTCTCGTAAGCTTGACTTTCTCTGTCGACGTGCTTGGCCCCGGTTTCCATTTCTTCCTCACGAACCTATCCAATAATGCTTCACGGATTATCATATTGATCGAGATGTTGCGCTCCTCGGCTTCTTTCCGAATGGCCTTCATCACAAACTCAGAAATCTCCGCACGAAATGAAACACCCTGCTTAGCGAGACTTCCCCAAGCTGCTTTGCGCCGTGGGAACCTCTCGCGGTCTCGCTTGACCTGGTGATTGACCGACTGGAAGTTACGACCGAGCTCGACGGCTATTTCCTTGACGAGCTTACCCTGCTTCCAGAGCTTCTCAGCTTTCTTAAGCTCGGTCGTAGTCCACTCAGGCATCGTTGCGGAACCCTAGAAAGACCGGGAACCTCGGCTTCCCGCTAGGTCCGATACTCTGATACTTGAAGGTGATGGTCTTTCCGACGCACCGTCCTTCGGCTGCCCAGTACTGGTCACGCTGCCCCATGGTGAAGCCGGTCCCGATGTCGAACTCGACCTCACCCCATCGGACCGTGAACTTTCCCAAGGTGTCCATACCTTGCATGCCGGCCTTGTGGGAACTTCTTTCGGTGTGTCCGAGCGCATTGGTCACAGCCTCGTTGGCGTTGTGAAGCAGCTCATGTGCCGAGACCACCACAGCTTCGGCATCGAAGAACCGCTTCAGTTTCAGAAGTATACCTTCCTTGGTCGTCGAGCGACCGAACTTGTACGGAGCGTCCGGGCTCCGGACCATCACGCCTTCCCAGCCGTCGGCCAGGCATCGGGCTTCGTAGTCGAGCAACTGCTCCTCGTTGTCGACCTGGATTTGCTGAACGTGCTCCAGCCTCGGGAACGACCTCGCGCCCAGCAGGTCGCGGATGTCAGAGTTGCGCTTCCCGTACGGCTGTCCTGGGTTCGCCCAATAGTCAAAGATCATGTATCGGAAGTCCGGCATCCCGGACCGCGTCGACAGCTTCGACTGGACGGTGTTGAAGTCGTCGACCTTGCCGTTTGTGTAGGTGAGGAGCTCCCCATCGAACTGGGGCAGGTTAAGCTCCAAGAGCTTGCCGAACACGTAGCTGTTTGCGACAGGCTTGAGATTGCGAGAGACGGGCTGTCGCATCTGGTTGATGACGCAGCGAAACCCGTCGTACTTCGGTGAGGCCCAGGTCGGGTACGGCAGAGTTGCCAGGTCGACCTTTTCGGCGAGAAGTGGCTTGAACATTAGTTGAGACTCCTGAGTGGCTTGAAGCCCAAGTGCAGGTAGAAGTTCTGCTTGGGCGTTTCTTCAAACGAGTAAAACCGCGTTCCCGCGATATTACGTGTATTGAGTACAGTGAGACGCATCCCGCGATTGACACTGAAGTCTTCCTCGCCGAATGCGTTATGCCAGTCGTCATACTGGCAGATGCACTTCTCACCTGGTTCCACTACTGCGGCTCCTTATCCTTCTTGGCTTTGAGAGCGGCTTTAATGGTATCGCTAAGTTTCTCCCGCTCAATAGCCTCTCTTTCATGTATCTTTTGACGAGCTCGACCAATCATCTGGTCAAGTTGCTCGTCAGTGATACTGTCGAAGGCTTCTTCTAGTTTCCCCATCTTACCCGCCCATCCGCTGTATATCGACCTGGGCACAGGCTTCTGAAGCATTCTTCCAGGCCTCCTCCATCGAGTGACCGCGACCAGAAGTCGCCTGACCACCCTTCGGATACTTCTGGAATTGGACATACCACGCGCCACCCTCGGTCTGGACTGGCTCATGGTGATCCGTGGCGTAGATGATCCGAGTGTGCTCATGTCTCATTTCGAGCAGGAACCACCCGTTCGGGGCCTCAAGTGGATACATCATATCGCTGGTTCTCCTTATCATCGTGGGACCTCGACACCATACTTTTTGCAGATGTCGGCTGCAGCCGCTCGGCTGCGCAGTTGCTCGATTTCCATCGCCGATATGATGTAACCGAGTTCGAACCACCTCACGTGGTCAGACTCTGCTCGACGCATGTGGTCGAGCAACAGCTTCAGGTGTGGCCACAGAACCTTCTGCTGCCAGTCCGATAGCTTCAAATACGATGTAAAGTGGATCAGCTCTTGCGCTGCAAGATAGATCGGATGACCGTCAGCTGGTGGCTTCCAGCCTTTGTCTCCGACGATATGCTCAGCAGGGTATGCGCGCGCCAGATTAGCGGGCGGTTGCTCGAATAGATCGAACTGTTCCTTGGACATTGGACACCTTCTTGGACAAGTTAACGCTCGAGATAGTATTTCGCCGTGTGCAGGATGTCTTCGTCGAACGGCTGCGGATGCGGCGTCCTCGGATTGACGATCCAGTTGAGGTAGTCCTTCGGCACCTCACTCCACGGCTTGCCTTCATGCTTCTTCAGCTTGCAGGTCTTGAGCAGCTGGGGATTGTTCGATACGTCGATCATCTTGGCGATGTAGTCCTCCGACGTAGCCTTCTGAACCAGGTGATGGAACAGGTAGCTCGTCACCTCGGAGTCGTACAGGGCCCTGTGGGCCGCAGCCTGAGCGTGCATCGAGTGAACCAGCTTGGGCAACCCGAGGAAGTATCGAAGGAACTGGTTCTTGTGGTTTGGCGCATTCGGGTAAACCAGCCGCGACAGCTTTAGCGAGCATATCCACGGGGCTTGTCCGAAATCCATCATGCGCTTGTCGAACGAGGCCTGGTGAGCGACCAGGAAGTCGAAGTCGTCGTCGAAGAACGGGACCATAGCTTCCTCGATCGGCGGAGCGTCAGCCACGTCCTCGTCCGTCAAGTGGTGCACCGAGGATGCCTCAGGCGGTATTGGGATGCCGGGATTGACGAGACTCGTGTAGTGTCGGACGAGAGTAGCCTCCTTGCTCTCGCTGTCTAAGTCCCACAGGAACCCCGCAACCTCAACAGCCTTATCGGTCGGACCGACGCCCGTCGTCTCGCTATCGACAACCCAAAATCGCATGATGAGTATCCTTACGCTGGCTTCTGGAGAGTGGTGACCGCGGCCAGCGCGATGTCGATCCGCTTGTCCATGATCTTGATCTTGGCCTCGAGTTCAGCCTTCTGGCGAACCATGTCGGCACGCATGGACTTGAACTTCTTCAGGTCAGCCACACTGCTGTCGGCGAGAGCCTTTAGATTGAAGTCGTCCGGCGCTTGGGCTGAGGGTTTGGTGAATTCGCGGAGACCTTCTTCGAGGTCCCGATTGGAGAAATCGAAATCAGACACTAGATGAGTTCCTTCTCTTGCGCGAGCCATTCCGGCATCGTCACCTCGACGTACCCGGCTTTCTTGGCATCGACATATTCGACCTGAGACAGTGGAAGCGTGAAAGGCTCTGAGTCGTGAGTCTCCTTTACGAGAATAGAAGCCGGCAGCTTCTTTATGAAGATGAGTGTGACGTCGTATAGTCCGGACTTGCCCATGTTAAGCTACCTTATCTTTGGGCACGAACATCTTCATCGAAGTCATCATGCCTTCAGTAGCTGGCTTAATGACGACCTCGCGCTGGTTCGTAAGAGCCCAGACCATGAGTCGCGTCAGCCACTCCTTGGTCTTGAAGTCTGAGAAGTTGACGAGGTACTCCTTCTCGGCGTCGAGCTCGTTGTCCGACTCCCATACTTCGACCAAACAGTAGATGGAGATATTCATAGCACCGTAATTCCTGTCTTGAGAGTGATCCATAGTAACACGAAAATTTCCGGAAGTAAACGTCCGTGAAGTCTTTGACCGTGCCTCTAGGATTTCCTTGGCCCGCATCCGTCTCTTAGCCCGCTCGTTTCCGAGAAAGACCCTCGCCTTCTCTACTGCCCTCGTCGACTGGAACCGGGGCGCTCCCAATTCATCCAGCTGGATAAACGGGTCTCGGCCATTCAAGAAGTCCCGAACAGCCAACTGTATCATGTATTGTAGTGGAGTTGACGTCGGTTGCCTGCACCAGTGAAGTATGTGGTGAAGCTCCCGACGCTGCTCCCAGTCGGCGTTACTTCTTCCCAATAAACCCTCGCTTGGACTTGTCTTCGACGATCTCGTTAGCCATCGTCTCAGCGCGGGACTGTATTTCTGCCTCGATCGTCTGCTGCAGGTCGACCTCAGCGAGAGCGACGAGCTTCTCCTGGGCGTGAACGAGCCTCATGAGCGTTATCGAAGCACGACCCATGATGCCGATCATATTGCCCTGTTGGACGGCGCTCTCTCGAACTCCAGGAGCTGCCTGGAGTTCGTCAGCCTGGACCTTGTCTAAGCTTTCTTCATTTTCGGTCATCTATTTTACTTTCCCTGGAACCGGCCTATTTACTTCTTTGGCCATATGCACTATATACTTCCTCAGTAGAGAGCGATCGCTGAAAAGCACGTGATTGAAGGCCCGTGCCGCTCTCAATTGATTTGGCGGTTTCGAGTAGGGCGTCGAGTGTCTCCGTCCATACTTGCTTCCAGCCCGGGTAGTCCTTGTGGATTTCCCCGTAGATCACCCGGCGCCCGTTGACATCGAGTGAGTAGTTCAGGAGCCTTGAGCCCTCGTCATACTTGACTCGGCACCGACTCCCTGAGCCGCTTATTGTCGGCATCGATCTTCTCCCCCAAGAAGCGTGGCAGACCACCCCGGTAGTACTGCCCTCGGAACAGCCACTTGTTCGCAGAGGGCCAGTAGTGCAGCTTCTCGCCGTCGATCATCCGATACCAGTGAGTGTCGGTGTGCTTCGACCAGCCGAAGTCGTCGGTGCGAGCGAGTCGCTTGGCCCGCCGCTCTTTCCGATGTTTCTTGATCTCGTCAAAGACCTCGTAGATGTCGTCGCTCATCCTGCGAACGCCTTGTTGAGTTCCTTCATCTCCTCAAGGGTGCAGCACTGGTGAGCAACCAGTACGCCCTGAGCGTAGCCGAGCCAGCGACCCAGCTTCCCCTCCGAGAAGTCTTCGTTCTCCATGCGACGATACATCGAGTCGAGGTGGGACATGTCGGTGCCCTCCTCCTCAAATGAGATGTCGCCATAACCCCGCTCACGCGCGAGGTCAAGAGTGGCCCGCATCGCTTCCCGCATATTCATGCTCGTTCTCCTTCGTTATTTCGACAAACCGTCCGTCGTTGAACTCCTCGGGCGCCCGGACAGAGTAGACGCCGTCGTCTCCACGATACAAGGTCAGCATGTCGCCGTCCTTGGGCAATCGCGTAGAAAACTGGAGCCGCGCGGCTCCGACCACGGTGTAATTCGAGCCGCGCTTCTTGTGATGGAAACGCGGACCGACATAAGCGCGCTCGATCAGGTCAGCGGCCTCGGTGGCGTCCATCCTTCCAACGTGGAGATTTCGCAGCCGGTAGACCAGCTTCTTGATCTCCTCATGGCTCAAGGGCTTGGGCTCGTGCTTCATCTTTCCTGATCCTTCTCCGAAGTGAGCAATCTTACGGGGCCACGGCATGGTCGTATCCTATCTTGAGAACGAACGGGATGCGGAGCCGCTTGTCTTTCAGGCATGACTCCATGAAACTGAGCCAATACATCATCTCTGGTGTAAGGTCTTTTCGGTGCAGGAGGGTCGGCAGCATCAGCCTAATGGCGAGCGCCATGTAATCCTCACTGTAGAATTCTGGAAAGTGGTATCGGTTACGGAACCGAGTCTGCCACTCACGAGGCATTGAGTGATCCCACACCATCCTCACAACGTGGAACAGATGTCGGGTCTCCATGTCGTCGACCTTGTGGAAGTTCCCATGCTTGTCTCGCCACTTGAACTGGTCGACAAGAGCGAACATCGGCGGTCGCTGTATCTCGGTCTTCGTCTTGGACATTGTTACCCCGGAAAGATTGCGTAGAGAATGAACAACCACATAGCTATTACGACTGCGCACAGGCCGAGGGCTCCGGCCCATGCAATCATCCAGAACAGGATGCGTATCGCGCTCAAGCAGAGCCCTTCGACTTCATCAAGTTGTCGACCATGCCCTTGTTGCCTTCCTCGATGTTCTCAGCCACGATCGCCTTGGACACGTTTCGAAGTCGAGAACCCCATGCTCGCACGGCGTTGTCATGGCTCTGACGAAGGACTTCTTCTGCTCCTCCATCATCGCGGCATACTCCTCGGGTGACATTGCGGCGACGGCCTCTCTGGACTTCTTCAGAAGCTCCTCGAGGTCGTCCCGCTTAGGAGCTCGTTTCATGTCGTTTATTCTTTCCATGTGTTCCTCGCCATCCTCTATCTCTTCCATGTCTACGCCTGTCCGCACTGTTGTCTAGTGGACTTCCCCAGTAAAGATTACTCTCATGGTTGTTGTCCACATTTCCGTCATCATGTAAAGCATATGGTTTATCTTCAGGTGGTTCACCATGAAAAGTAAGGCACACTATTCGATGAATAGTCTTCCAGTTGCCTGATCCTAGTCCAACCCACCAGTAACCTCTCATAAACTTTGGGGTTAGAAGCTGACCTTGAATAGGATATTGCTTCTTTCCTCGCATTTGAATACGTGAAAGCGACCTTACTTGGCCATCATTACTGGCTTGATAACCTTCATAACCAGGAATATCTCGCCACTCAGTCACGTCCGTTTCCCACCCATCCATTCGAGTTCTCCCGGAAGCACCAACTCCAGTCCCTGCTTGTGGGAGTGTCCAACCGGGAACTGCTTCGCATCCTCGGGCAACGGCGGCTTAGCGAAGCCATTACCCACGGTATCGCTCGTCGGGTGCCGCACCTCTACGGATAAGTCCGGGAAGTCCGGTCGCGTGCTCTTGAGACCACGCTCCTTCATTCGGGTATATCCCACCTGTCTCAGGAGCTTTTCCCGAAATGCTATCATCGCGGCTGAAGGTTTGCGGCGTCTCATATGCACATCCCATCCGGCGGGTGGAAGTAGCCACAGTGCGAGCATCCTCGAGACGGTCGTCCTGCGCGCTCGTTGTCCATGTCGTCGAGCACGGCCAGCGTTACAGGGTCCTCGGGCTTGGGGCCCAGTCCTTCGAGCACGCGATTGTGATGGAGCTCAAGAGCTTCGCCGATCGTCTGGTTCGGTTCATCGTGCCACTGGAGCTGCGACTCCCGCTGAATGAACAGCCGGCCGCGGTCTTCGACGATGTAGCGGACCTTGCCATTGGTCTTGGGGAACGAGCAGAGGCACGTCGCCTCATACGTGAAGTCCTCCCCAATAACCGTAATAGGTTTATTGATCCACTCGAAGCGAGCGGGCATCTTCACCATGTCCATTTCGCCGGAGTCCCCGCCCATAGGACGGAACCATTCGATCATTTCCATTATTCGTCGACCCTCTGCCGGAGTTCCTTGATCGTGAGTCCCTTGATGAGCTCCACATGCATTGGTATCGTCTGCATGTAGGCCATCGCCAGACTCGGGTGGTTCATCTTCTCCACCAGCAGAGCCAGTGTCTTGACGAACGCCGCGGACAGCACCTTCATGGCGACTGTCTCGACCGCGGAGTTTTCGTTCGGCTGGGACTTGTGGAACCCATCAAGTTCCACGCATTCCAGAGTCCGGAGGACGAGCTCTGACGACTCCTCCTCAATGTAGTTCCAGAGCATCTGCTCCTCAGGTGTCATCGCCGCCACTCTCTTGCTCCTCGTCTGTGAAGATGGGATCAGGTCCCCAGTCTTCTTCTTCATCATCCTGCAGGGTTTCATCCTGCCTGATACGGAAATTCTCATCCAGGTTGTAGAAGTCTGGATACGGCTTATCTGGAGCAAAGTGCGCCATGTTGCTCGCAAACCGAGCGTCGATGTCTTCCTTGCGATACCTCTTGATGTTGCCACCATTCCAGAAGAACTTGCCGTTCTCCCACCACCACGGGAGATTGGCGAACTTGACAGCGGGAGGAAGTCGGTCGATCTTCTCCTGCATTGTGAGCTCACGCGCCTGCGGTCGATTGCCGAGTGGTTGCGTCGCCTTATTGTCGAATGTCGAGGCAACGGCGAACAGACCCGGCATCACCTCATAGTCGTATGGCGGAAGGTCCTCGCCCACCTGAGCAACCATCACGATACAGCCGTAGGTCGTCTTGATGCAGCAATACTTCATCTTGCCGGCCATGTGCTTGTTCCGCTGCGCCACGGTCGCGTTCATGAAGTAATGGGCTGAGGGCCTCATCTCCTCGGTGACGATGAAGTAATCGCCGACTTTCTCGAGCGTGACCCACGGATATACTGCTTGCCGGCTCATGTCATACTTTCCACAGAATTACCTCGGTTCCCTCGCGCTGACGCTTGCACTTGTACTTGCGCGTGGGTGACTGAGAGTTAAGTTCAGCGATGAAGACGACGATCTCATCGTAGCCTTGGAATATGTTCCTCACGAGAACACTCGAGCCAATCGACTCGAGTTCCATGAGCTTTTCTTTAGTTAGACGGGACATTGACGTTCTTCCTTGCTTCCTTACGTTGGAGGACCTGAAACCACGTGGTCACGATCAGTATTTCTCCGGTCGGCCATTGCTCTGCGTGCACCCGCATTCTAAAGTGCGGATGATTGTTCATGTATTGGCGGAGCTCCAGCAGGAGGTCACGCTTCGGATCGACGAACTCGTGCTCGTCCTTTATCCTGCACACGATCATCCCGCCCAGTTCCAGCAGGAACTTGAATGGCCACGGTCTCTCCTCTGCCAGAGGTATCTGGCGTATCTGCGTTCGCTCTGAGCCTATGAATAGCGTGGGCAGAGGGCCTGGGCCACTGTCGGGCTTCGTCACTGGATACAGCTTCTGCTTAATATAGAGCTGATCGAACAGTATCTCGAATAGAGCCTCGTCACACCAGAAATCGAGCACTGATCCTGAGGACGATCTCCACCCTTTGAGTCCGCGCACCGGTCTATCGCCAATATGATCGACCACGGTGACGAAGCATTCCTTGATGTCAGCAACTGTCGACGGGTGACCGAATGGCTCATACCGAAATACGGTGCCATGAACGGTGATTGCCTCGCGTTTCACCATCTCCCGCAGGATATATATTGCTTGACCCGGACTCACAGTTTCCCTTTCACAAATACAGATGACATTATATCATTCGGTTTACGGGAAGTAAATGTCTCGGTTTACGTGCACGGATATCTAGCCATTGTACACGTGCGTCGAAACGTGATACTATATTCTTATAACGAAGGAGACTGAACATGTGGGTTCTGATGATAGTAACTTACCCTGGCTGCAATCGTGGCGGCGAGGGTTGTCGGGAGATCATCGACTTCTTCCATAGCTTCGAAGCCATGGTCGAGTTCACGGATCACTGGATGGCGCGCATCATCATGGAAGATCGGTGCTGCGAAGACGACCACACCTCGCCCGGCTGGGATTACGCCTGGCACGACCTTAAGGAGAATGCAGCATGACCAAGTACACGATCAAGTTCTTCGGCCACATCGGCGTCCGTCCTCTCGAGTATCAGGAGGACTTCATGAACGACGTCTGGGCACTCAAGGCTGTAGAGCGCAGCATGTCGCACTACTATCCCGTCTACCAGACCGCAGCAGTCTGGAAGCACGATGGCGAAGATACCAAGCTCATCGGCGAATACACTGCCCGCGTCGAGATTGTCCGCAAGGAGGCGTGATCGGCTCCCGCGCCCCTGAACCATCAACGTGCCTATCCCAATATACTCACACTGGAGGTGAATGGCTATGGCCACACTCAGCATCGAAGAATTCCGTGCCACGCGCACCAAGGTCGAGGACACCAACCTCGTCGTCCATGGCTGGAAAGAGGATCAGCCTGCTCCTGGATACGTCTACGCAGACCTATGCTACATCAACCTGAATGGCGAGGTCCCATTCCTGACGATCTACAACATGGAGTATTCGGACAGGCCGCTCGAGGAGCTGGAGGAAATCCTCTACCGGGAATTCTATTTGCCGGAGATTTGTGGCCAGATTGGCGGCAATTGATCCTGGGCCCTCGGATTTTGTAGGTCACACGGGAGGTTTTTTCTCGAGGTCCTGGGTCAGCGGGCCTGGGGCCTCGGGAAGTGCACAGTGCACAATCTAGTGAAGATGGTCACGATTTACTTAAGTTATTGATTTTATTAGTCGCAATCACGGGATTTGCCATTTTGGCACAACACATTGATTTGGGTCATATTGATTTAAAGGATTATAATACCTCTTAACTTATTCATGTCTGTATGAGATGATGAGATATACTATAATGACCTAAACACCATGGACTTTTGTTTGTGTGTGCTGTGATAGTGGACTTCAATACGATACACTGTATATCTGAGAATTTATTAAGAGATAGATAGTGATAAGAATAGGTGCAAAACCAGCGAAGTTTCCTCACCTATCAATATCATATTGTTCCTTCTCACCCGTGTGACAGTGTCAGCTTGACTGCCGATTTCTTGTCAGGCAATCACCGGTTTTTATCAAATGCTGGCCCAGGCTGGATGGACCGGTCAATTTCGAACCTAGCGGCGCAGTTCCTGCCCATTTTCCCGAATTTCCAGCTCATTTTTTCGAATTTCCGGCCGTTTTTCCTGGTTTTTCTTCCATTTTTTCTAGAATTTCTAGCCAGTTTTTGCGACCATTTTTGGCCAAAATCAAAGGACAAATCACCCTGTCATCTACCCGTAAATCTAGGACATTTTGGGCATACTCTGGGTTATTTCAGGGAAATTTATGATAGGAATATAAGGTCAATTTCCCTGGAATTTTAGGGAACGGGTGGATCAATTTGGCCCCAGAACCCAGGATCACTCACCTGGATAATCCGGCAATGCAGCCAGACATTCGGTCCATTGATCGGGATTATTGGAACGGCACGTTCATGGGCCAGAGTCACGGGCCCAGTTCGGCGGAAATTTTCTGGCGGGACGAGTTGCTGTAGCCGAGCCGGCCGCATTATACTCTGCCTAGACCAGATTTTGGGACCATTGAGCAAATTTGTAATCTTACAAGTGTAATCATACATGTCAGGGTTATCTGGCCAACCGAGCCGAGCCATGGTCTGTTAACGTAAAAAATTAACGTTAACGCGGGCCTTAGTCAGTAGCCAGCCGGTTAACGCTCCATTAACGTTAATTCACAACTCGGCTGAAACCGGGATGTCCGTGATACGCGTTACGCTCTATAATATACGAGTAGATTGCAACGAGGGAATACGACCATGGAAGCTGAACAGAAAAACCGAGCAAAAAGAGTCCGGATAAGAAAGTGGGAAGGCGACGACATCTACTCATGGGCAATGTTTGTAGATGGACAGGTCTCCTATTCAGGGATGTCAAAATCAGAAGCCGAGTGGAGACGTCGTCGGTTCATTGACGAAGGAGTGCTATAATGAAAGCAAGATTCCAGATCATCACGGAAGGCGAGGTTGTCCTAGACACCGAGCTGACCGTCCGTAATCGGTGGACCGCGCTGCATGAACTGCTCGGAGTTTGCGGGGTAACCTACAATCCGACCAGGTTCAAGGAGCGTGGTGACTGGGTTCAGTTCGAGCTCGGCACGACCATCTATCGCACATCAACCAAGTTCGGCTAAGGAGGCCAGAATGTTTAAGTCGGCAGAGCATAAGACCGGGTACGAAAATCTCCGGCACGACTACGAGCTACTCACCACGGTTTCCAACGATCTGATCACGCGGTTGTGCGAGAAGAACTGGGACAACCTGGTCGAGCGGTTCTATGACGAGACCATGGACTGTTTCGAGGAGCCCTTTCTTCAGAAGGCTCAAACCTACATGGAAAAGGAGGAAACCGACGGAGACCTCGACGGTTTCTTTGGCGCGGTCGACTACTATCTCTGGTGCGCCAAGGTTCCTCACTATCTCATCGAAGCTTACGAGGGCTATTACGAGGATGAGATGGGCAAGGACCTGACGGTTCCGATGGAAGAGCCGGAACACTCCCGTGAATGGGTATTGGCGAAGATATACGGCGATACGCCGAGGGAACAACTCAGGGTTTACCTGGAATGGAACGGTATCCTGGGTTGGCAGAGCCAAATCGAGCGGATACTGGATGGTTTTTCCGGTTAACGCTCTGTTAACGCCCTGCACATTATGATGTAGTCATGATGATGAATACGCCAGACTACCTCGCCGAGCAATCCCTGATCGAGCTGTCAAGGCTCATCAGGGAAACCCTCGAATACAACCTGGAAAAGCTGGATCAAGCCACGGATTTCGACCTGGCTTTCCCCGGTTTTTTTCCCATTTCTCAGGAGAATTCCAATGAAAGTTCCTAGCATATTCCTCGCAGTTTCCCTGGCCATTTCGGCGGCACCTGCCTATGCGGGCGGCTCAATGGCTCCCGAAGTCCGGGTCATCGTGGTCAAACCATCGAGGACAATTCGGTCGCTCAACGAGGCATACGAGCTCAGACGCCAGGCCGAGCGGACCAAGCGCGCCGTCGAGCGTGCCGAGGAACGTCAACTGCAGAGGCTGGAGCGGCAGGCCGAGAAGTCCCGCGCGGACGCCGACAAGCGGTATGCCCGCAAGCTGAAGTGCCAGCGCTCGGTTTGCAAAAATTGAGCAAGATGGCTGGAACCACGGTGGCCCGCATATATGCTGTGCGGCCACCGATTTTGGGACCATTGAAAGATTTTGAAACCGTGTAAAGTTATCTGGGTTAACGCTCCATTAACGTTAACAATTAACGTTAACAGAACGTAAGCGTAAAACTTGATGCAGTTACTAACCATCAACGTTAATGCATCCACCTTGCTTAAAACTTTAACTATTCCACATTGACTCTATATTTACGCACCCGCCCACGCGCGTACCACGAAAACGTTAGAGAAACGTTAACAGAATAGCTACAGAATTATTTTCGAAAAAAGTGATGATGGTTACAACTTTAACGAAAAAATTAACGTTTCTCTAACTTCTGATTGGTATGATCTACGTATCAAAACGAAACATGGTGTTTCGGATTGATCTAACGAGGGAAAGGAAAATATCATGGCTACGAAGACCGCAAAGAAGACCGAAACCGCTGCTGCCGAGGCTCCGGCCAAGAAGGGCTGGAGGATCAAGCAGTACTACGTGGACACCAAGGTCTACGAGGAGTCGAAGGCAGAACTCGCCAAGGCTCCCAACCAGGTGCAGATCATGGTTAACCACTTCGCAACGAAATTCAACGAACCGTCGACGGCTGCACAGGGACGCGTGATGTGTCAGTCTGCGATCGACGAAGCCGGTTTGAAAACCGTCATCGAGCCGCACGTACTGTTCGCCTACTATCGCAAGACGATGGAACAGTTCGGTCTCAAGTTGATCTAACCGATCAACGTTTCGCTAACGAATTAGGGCTCTGGCAACAGGGCCCTTTTTCATCAAGCAAAGCTAAAATTTTAATAAAGCTTTACGTATCCCACACGTCAGCCTTTAGTCAAGCTTTAACTAGTCCACATTGCCTAAAACTTTAACTATTCCACACTGCATAAAACTGTAGTCAAGTAGGGCTACAGCTTACATTAAATTTTACGTATCCCACATTAACGCTTCTTTAACACCCTGCACACTAGAGTAGGAGTATCAACTAGGAGACACTACCATGCTGACCTACCTGCTCACCCTGCTCGGACTGTACCGTGCACCTACCCCTACCCAGCCCTCTGCCCGGCGCATGCACCTGGCTACGCTACGGGGCAAGGACCGAGACGCGTTTTACTGGTGCAACGGGCGCTGACCGACTACTAACACTTGCGTGCCCTGCCCACAGGTGTAGGAAGCAAGGCCTGACCTGCCCGCGCAGGAGGCCCGGACCTGTGGGCATGGGAACGTTGGTGAGTCGTTAACGAAACGAAAGCGATTGCACCTTGATTTGGTTGACCCGCCGCCGAGCTCCATGCACTCCGACAGCATTTTCGAAGTGTGATTAATGTAAAATAGCGGTTTACTTCCCGCAATTCTTATATTAGTATACATTAGTCTACAGGAGGACAATATGAGCAAACATGGTCGATCCAACACACCTGAATATAGAGCGTGGAAGAATATCCTCTATCGATGCACCAATCCAGACCACATTCATTATCGCAATTATGGTGGCCGCGGCATCACGATATATGAAGGGTGGACCCAGGACCCAGCGCCTTTCCTCGACTACATGGGACCCAGGCCCTCGCCACAACACTCGGTGGGTCGAATTGATAACGACAAGGGCTATGAACCTGGTAACGTGCGCTGGGAGACAAAGCTCGAGCAGTCTGTAAATAGGCGAGTTCGATATAATGCAGAAACTCCCGGAGTGTCCAAGTATCCTTCAACAGGAGCCTGGTCAGCCGTGACTCCGCGCCACCCACAAACCAAGAAATTCCTGTGGCTTGGTCGAAAATTCCAGACACAGGAAGAAGCAGTCAAGGCCCGTGAAGACTGGATGGCTAAGAACTGGCCTACTTATCCGGATGAAGACCCACTCACCGTATGGTAAAATAAAGTTCAAAAGAGCCGTTTACAACTGATACAGGACGTGTTATAACTGGACGATCGAGTAATCCAACCCAATCCCGGGACCTCGGTCATGTAGCTCCAGGATCGCATCGTGGCATCCGTTCTGACGCCATACAAGCCCTCGGACGGGAATAACCCATACACCGAGGCGCAACTCAAGGCTCTCTGGGCAGACCTTGAGCCGTCGGCAAGGGAGCCGTCAAAGTATTCACCGTCAGAACGCGTATTGCTCCAGAGGACGTTCCTGACGTTCATCGCCGAGGGGTATTCGGCCACCCGAGCCTGCACGAAGCTTCAGCTGCTCGCCAAGCAGGACCCGTCGAAGTGGCCGTATGCGGAATACGCCACGTTCATGGCGTGGAAGGCCTACGACAAGGATTTCGCCGAAGCCTACGAGGTCGCCTATTCGATGGGCACCGACAACCTCGAGGACAAGGGCGTCGAGATGGCGTATGGCGGCAATGCTTCCATGCTCCAGTTCCTCCTGCGCATGCGCAATCCGCAGCGCTACAATCCGCGCCAGGAAGTTTCCGGGCCGAATGGCGGTGCCATTGAACACGTCCACACCATCAAGCTTATTGCGGCCAAGCCAAAGCCGCTCGAGATCGAGCATGATGATGGAGAGGCGCGGGTGCCGATGAGTGAAGTTACCGACGCGGAGGTGATCTCCGATGGACGGTGAAGTCGGCATCGTACTGCCTGAGAAGCTGGTTCCGGTGTTTGAGCCGGCGCGTGGCGAGGTTCAGTACCGTGGAGCGTACGGCGGTCGTGGCTCGGGCAAGAGCTTCAACTTCGCGAAGATGGCGGCGGTGTGGGGCTATGTCGAACCGCTCCGCGTTCTCGCAACTCGCGAATACCAGGGCTCGATCAAGGAGTCGTTCTACGCAGAGCTGAAGTCCGCGATCATGTCGGAGACGTGGCTCTCCAACAAGTATACGATCGGGTCGGATTTCATCCGCGGGAAGAACGGCACCGAGTTCATCTTCATGGGGCTGCGACGCTCGATCAACTCCGTGAGGTCGCTCGCGCAGATCGATCTGACGATCGTTGAGGAGGCGGAGGACGTCCCCGAGAACTCCTGGCTCATGCTGGAGGCGACCGTCTTCCGTCGTCCGAAGTCCGAGCTGTGGCCGATCTGGAACCCGCGTCTGAAGGGCTCGCCGGTCGATAACCGTTTCCGCATCAATCCGCCCGCAAATGCGCGTATTGTGGAAATGAACTACATGGACAACCCGTTCTTCCCGCCTGCGCTGGAAATCCTCCGCGCGCGTGAGGAGCAGCGTCTCGACCCCGACACCTACTCCCACGTGTGGGAGGGGCAATATCTGACGAACTCGAATGCGCAGGTCTACAGCGGCAAGTGGCGCGTTGCAGAGTTCGAGCCCGGGCCCGACTGGGACGGTCCTTACCAGGGAGGTGACTTTGGCTTTTCTCAAGACCCTCTGGCGGCAGTTCGTTGCTGGATATTCGACGAAACGCTATTTGTGGAGTACGAGGCGGGAGCGATCAACCTCGAACTGGATGACACTCCTACGTTCCTAGACTACCAGATACCTGGCTGGAACTCGTTCGTGTCGCGCTGGGACTCCGCGCGCCCGGAGAGCATCTCGCACTTCACGAACCATGGCATGCCGCGTGCCGAGGCCGCCGAGAAGTGGAATGGCTCCGTCGAGGACGGTATCCAGTTCGTTCGGTCGTTCAAGCAGATCATCATTCACCCGCGCTGCGTCAACACGAAGAAAGAGATGCAGCTCTACAGCTACAAAGTCGACCGCTTCACAGGTGATGTATTGCCCGTCCTCATCGACGCGAACAACCACTACTGTGATGCGATCCGCTACGCGCTGGCTCCGATCATTCGGCACCCGGTCATGGTGCAGATGTTCGTTTCGAGCCGGCACAAGTATAAGGCACTGATCGGTTCCGGGAGGGCTGCATGAGCAACGCCGTTGTTCCGCTGAACCCTCAGCCGTCGCGCCTGCAGATGGTTGCGAACTACATGTCGCGCCAGCTGACGCAGATGTTCCCGGGATACTTCCCGGGCGCGAAGCACAATCACTACAAGGATTTCGGTCTGCCCGAGCAGGTCGACTTCGATCTGCTGTATTCGTTCTACGAGCGCAACTCGCTGGCGAAGGCCGCGGTCGACAAGACGGTTCGCAAGACCTGGCAGGACCCGCCGTGGCTGCTCGAACAGCCGCGTGACGGCTCCGAGGGTGCAGTCAAGAAGGAGACTCGCCTTGAGAAAGCCATCCGGCAGCACTTCGCGAAAATCCGCTTCTGGACGAAAGTCATGGAGGCAGATCGTCGCAGCCTGGTGGGGCGATACGCGGCGGTTATCCTTCGAGTCGCGGACGGCAAGCGACCAGATGAGCCTCTTGAGGCAGTATCGGGCGGCCTCGACGCGCTGATCGACATCATCCCGGTGTGGGAAGGGCAGCTTCGAGTTCGGGACTACGACAACGACCAGATGTCGATGTCCTACGGCGAGCCGCTCATGTACGAGTATGACGAGAGCCAGGTCGCGAACTCCGCGAGCCCCACGCAGGGACAGCGGAACCGCAAGCTGACGATCCACCCGTCGAGGCTGATCATCTGGTCGCCGGACGGAACGATGGAGGGCGAGAGTGCACTGAAGGCAGGCATCAACGACCTACTCGCTATCGAGAAGATCGTCGGCGCCGGTGGTGAAGGTTTCTGGAAGAATGCCAAGCAGGCTCCCATCCTCGAGATGGACAAGGAGGCAGACATCCAGAAGATGGCCCGTGCGATGGGTATCCCGCCCGAGAAGATCACGGACATCATGAATGAGCAGGTTGCCGACTGGCAGAAGGGCTTCGACGAGCTCTTGATGGTGCAGGGCATGACGGCGAAGCTCCCGAAAGTGGAGCTGCCCGATCCCGAACACTTCTTCATGAACGCTCTGCAGTCATTCGCTGCCTCGTTCGACATTCCGCTGAAGGTGCTTGTCGGCACCCAGACCGGCGAGCGCGCTTCCTCTGAGGACGCGAGCCAATGGAACCAGACCTGCAACTTCCGTCGCAAGAATACGGTCATTCCGAATATCTTGCAGATCGTGAACCGTCTGGAAGCCTGCGGGATCATCAAGGTGAACCCGGAATGGTTCGTCGACTGGACGGACCTGACCGAAGCCACCATGCTGGAGAAGATCGATCGCGCCGGCAAGATGGCGAAGGTCAACAAGGACTTCGGGGATATTGTTTTCATGCCTCAGGAAATCCGCGCTTCTGTCGGCTACGAGCCTGCAGACGAAGCAGAAGTTGCGAAACTCCGCGAGGCTGTGAAGCCCCGAGAGAAGGAAACGGGTGAGCAGGACGACGATGAGTCGAAGACTGCCCCAGAACCGAAGGCCGAGAGATGAGCAAGCATACTCGCGTCAACATCACCCGCGTCCTGAACACGAAGGCCGCGAAGAAGGAGAAGCGTAACGGCCGTGAGGTGATCGTGGTGCCGTCGGCGACGCTGCCGGACGATGTGGTCATGAACCGGATCAAGTATCCGGCCGCCGAGATCAAGAAGTCCTACAAGGGCCTCGAGAAAGCCCCGGCTCCGCTGAACCACCCGACGGTCAACGGCAAGTTCATCTCCGCCCGGTCGCCCGAGGGCATCAACCAGGGCTGGATCGGTGCCTGGAACGAGAACGTGCGCCAGGAGAAAGGTCGCGTGTTCCTCGATAAGGTGATCGACATCGAGGTTGCCAATCGGACCGAGGACGGCAAGCGCGTCCTCAAGGCGATCGAGGAAGGCAAGCCGATCCACACCTCGACCGGCCTGGTCGGCGAGGTCGAAAAGGTGAACGATGCAAAGGATCACGACATGGTGATCCGCAACATGGAATTCGACCATGATGCGATATTGCTCGATTTCGCCGGTGCCGCCACTCCCGAGCAGGGCGTCGGCATCTTCGTCAATTCAGACGGCACCACCGAGGAGGTGGACGTCGTCAACTCGATCTGGGAAGATGCAGATCGGGAACTCGATTGGGCGCTGGACTCCATCGTCCGATCTCTCGAGAAGAAGGCTCGCTTTCCGATCGTAGAGAAAATAAAGGCCGCGATTACCGAAGCCTTCTCCGGCTCCGGGGCGGAAGTAACTGCAAACCAAGAGGAAGCAGAGATGTCGAAGACCATCGACGAACTCTCCGCGCAGGTCACCGCCCTGACGGAGAGCATGAACAAGCTCGGCACCACCATCGTCGATGGTGTGTCGACCGCGTTCGCGAATGCTCTGAAGCCCCTCGTCGACGCACAGACTGCCGTGCTCGCGAACGAGAAGGCGAAGGAGGAAGCCGAGAAGGCCACGCTGATCGACAAGGTCGTGAAGGCCAACCTTCTCACCGAAGACGTCGCCAAGGAGAGCCCGATCACGGTTCTCAAGGGTCTCGTCGCCAACCTCAAGGAGCCCGACAACGCGGCCCCGATTCGTCCCGGTCAGATGCAGACCAACGGCGGTTCGGTCGTCACGAAGTTCAAGGCTCCCGCGGCCGAGAAGGGAGCTGCCTAACATGGCCCGCTTCAACAAAATCTTCCGCGGCCCGTTCGAGAAGCCGAAGCCCCAGGTGCGTGAGCTCCTGGCCAGCGCCGCCCTTCTCCCCGGCCGCCTGGCGGTCATCACCTCCGGCAAGTTCGCCCTCGCGGGCGCAACGACCATCGGCAAGGTGTGGCTGATCCAGGACAACTACCTCCAGCAGAAGGGCGTCGACGACGCCTGGGCGCAGGACAACACCGCGATCGGTATCGAGCTGGAGGACGACTCCCTCTATGCCGCACGCATCGCCAACGGCGTCAACATCACCGCCGTCGGAACTCCGCTGACTCCGGCCGCCAACGGCACGCTCGGTATCGCCTCGACGGGCGACCTGATCGTTGCCTACAGCGACGAGGTCTACAACAACAACTCCGGCTCTGAGCAGTTGCTCGCAATCCGCGGTGCGGGTTCGGCCAGCTACCTCTCGGCCGCGTAAAGGAGCGGATCGACATGCGCTACTTCGACGATCAGCTCATCGCGAACTCCCGGGACCACGCCGAGTGGTGGGAGCTCGCCTGCATCAATCGCGAATGGTTCCACCAGACGGAGGAAAACTTCGCGCGCATCCACAACTCGGCTGCTGTCCTGCCGCGCGACGCCTGGCAGGAACTCGACGGCATCACCCGTCGCATCATGCGCAACGATGAAGGTTCCGCCTTCATGGACGACCTGATGCCGCTGGCGAAGACCGTCAACATCGGAAAGCTCGTGCACCTCTACCGCGTGTCTTCGGACGCCGGCTCCGTCGTGCGCTCGCTGTCCGGTCAGGTCCCTGTCGGCCTGGACAAGGTGGTCTACGACTACCGGGGCACTCCCGTTCCGATCTTCTCGACGGCCTACGGTCGCGAGTGGCGGGAATGGAACACCCTGAAGTCGGAGAACTTCGATGCCCTGTCGGACGACCAGGAAGCCCACACCGCGAAGATCAAGCGCAACATGGCCCAGTACGTCCTGGCCGGTGACGCGAACATCGTCGTGGGTGGCTACCAGGCGTACGGCATCCAGAACCACCCCTACGCCAAGCCGGTCAACCTCGGCTCGGCGGTCGGTGGCGCCAACATCGACCTGACGTCGACCTCGACGACCAACGACGCGATCATTTCGTTCTTCCACAACTACCTCGGCGCCATTCTCGACGCCAACCTCGTGGGTGCTCGGAAGATCAACGTCTACGTGTCGCCCGAGATCGCACGTCGCCTGGACATGTTCTACTCCCTGGCCGCCGGCTTCAAGGAGGGGACGTTGTTCGACTACCTGCTCAAGGGTCGCCGGATCAACAAGATCGTGACGACCTACGAGCTCACGGGCAACCAGTTCTTCGCGTTCATCCCGAGCTCGGAGTATATCCGCCCGCTGGTCGGCATGGCTGTCGGCACGACGCCGATGACCCGGCTGAACCCGACCGACAACTACCAGTTCCTGATCATGGGCGCCATGGGGCTCGAGATCAGGGCTGACTACTCCGGCAAGTCCGGGGTGTTCTACTCGGTCGTCCAGAACTAAGCCAGTAGTCCCGTTCCTACACGGGTCGACAGCTTGGTGAGGGTGGGGATCGTCTCCTGAAGGTCCCCACCCTTCGGTCAATAGAAACAGCCAACGGGAGAACACCAATGGCGAAGTATCGTGCAAAGACCGATGCGGTCCATCCGTACAGGACGGGCGACATCGTCGAATTCAAGGACCCGATCGTCGACGGCTTCAAGGCTCACTTCGAGCCCTACGACGGCGACG